CGTGCCGAACCGCGGCTACGAGGCGGCCGCGATGCAGAGCCTGGCGGTCATCGTCCAGCAGATCGAGAAGCTGGTGCCGATGCTGGGGAGCACATCACCGAACGGCAAGATCATCGTCGACGTGCTTCAGAAGCTCACGAAGCTCGTGCCGCCGGGCAGTGCTTCACCGGCGGGGACCAAGAACCACGTCGAGAACCTGGCGTTGCAGAACGCCCAGCAGAGCCAGCAGATGCAGGCGCTGCGGCAGCAGCCTCCGGGCGGCGCCCAGCAGCAGAAACCCCCGGGTATGGCCGCATGAACATTCATCAGGACAAGACCGAGATGCTGCCCGATGCGGCCGGCCCGTCCGACTACGGGATCGCGGCCGCTCCCGCCGGCAACGCACCGTTCGCGGTGCGCACCATCCAGACCCCCGACCAGCAGCGGCTCGTCGCCGCGTCGAACTACCCCCGTCACGGCTGGGGCGACGTGCGCAACCTGGCGCCGATGCGCCGCGGCCACGGCTACTGAGGAGAGAGACCATGACGAACATCTTCCAGAACAACGCCAAGTCGATCCCGACCAGCGACGCTCAGATCGTGCGCGTCGACATGGAGCAGATCGATATCGGCGGCCGCAAGTCGCATCTGCCGGCGCAGATGAAGTCCGAGTCGATGGGCCTGAGCCACGTGCCGAACGCCGGCTCGAACGTCGGGGGCGCGAAGTAAGTGCCCAAGGTCGAGGTCGACGAGGACGAGCTGGTTGCATCGCGCAGGTTGACGACGCTCGTCAACGCGATGATGAAGAACCCGAAGGCCAAGCTCAAGCTCCAGGAAGCCGTCAAGGAGCACGACCCCAACTACGTGACCCCCGAGCTCGACTCGCAGCGCGCCGTGCAGGAGCCGATCGACGAGCTGCGCAAGGAGCTCGCCGCGGAGCGCAAGGCGCGAGAGGACGAGAAGGCCGAGCGTGAGCGGAACGACAAGTTGCGCGCGCTCGACGGGCAGGTCGAGGCCGGGTTCGCGAAGCTCCGCAGCGAAGGCTACATGCAGCCGGGCCTCGACGAGGTTCGCAAGATCATGGACGAGAAGGGCATTCTCGATCCGCTCATCGCCGCGGCCTACTGGGAGAAGCTGCACCCGCCGCCGACCGTGGTGACCCCGGTCGGCGCGATCGGCTCGTGGAACTTCACCGACACGTCCGACGGCAGCGACGACGTCAAGAAGCTGCTGGAGACGCAGGGCCGTTCGGAGCCGCTGGCCGACAAGATGGCGATGGCGGCGCTGGCGGACGTGCGGAATCAGAGGCGGTAGGATGCGCGACGTCTCGCAATTCGACGCCGGCCGCCCGGGCAAATTCCGGGTAGAGCCGCAGCATGTCGATTGCGAACGTCACCTTGTCGACGACGCGCTGGCCGGGACCGTGACGGCTGGAGAAAAGCTCCAGGTTGCTGAGATCGTTGTGCTGCCGGTTTCCGTCCCGGTGATGGACGGTCTCCTCGGGGTAGAGTTCGCGCCCGAGGTGCTGGGACATCACGTATCGGTGCTCCATGACGGCGTGCTTCTTGCCGGTCACGAGGGATGGCACCGAGATCCACACGTAGCCGTGGCGCTTGATGTGCCGGCTGAAGTTGCCAGCGTTGAAGCGGGCAAGAGCAACATCGCGCTGGTGCGCGGCTTTGCACGCTTGACTGCAGTATTTTTGCTCTCGGTATATCCGGCCGCCCGGTTTGCGACTGCGTGTCAGCGTCTCGCCGCAACTGATGCACGTGAAGGTGTTGCGGGCAGTGGCGTCCTTTGTTCGACCGATGTCGGAACAGGGTCGGGAGCAGTACAGCGGGCCTCGTCCGTACTTCTTGATGTGCGCATTGAGGTACGCCCGCATCATTCCGAAGGGTTTCCCGCACTCCTTGCACGTGAAGTTCACGACTTCACGGCCCGGTGCTGGAATCGACTTGTCGAAGCGAAACGCGCTTCGGCACGCAAGGCTACAGAAGCGCTGGTTGGCGCTTGGGTAGCTGGCAAACGTTGCACCGCAGTTCTCACAGTTCTTTTCGATCGGCATGGTTGGGCTCCTTTGTGTGGCAACGAGGGTAGCTTGACCATGTCGCTCGGCATTGTCAAGGAGGTTTGAACGTGCCCCTTCCAGGTATCGGTGCGGTCCCTCCCGCTGGGTCACTCTACCAGGAGTTGTCGGCCGTCACACGCAGGGCTTTCGTCCCTCGATTATTTGTACAAATTTACTATGGGTCACCGACTCTTTTCTACCTTACCGGGAATGCGCAGCGCGCCGCCGGCGGCCTCAACCAGGTAACGATCCCGTTGCAGGGTCAGTCGATGGTCCAAGGCCAATTCACCGGCTACGGCGGTGGATTCAACAGCCCCGTCATCACGCCCGGGATTCAAAACGCCCAATTCGCGCTCGCCTACTGGGTGGTCCCCGTTCCGCTCCCCTTCGGCGAGACCGTGCTGCAGGCGACCGACCGCGAGATCAGTCTGCTCAAGGCGCGCATGAACGACGTGTACGCCGTGACCCGCCAGAACATGGCGCGGCTGATCTTCACCAACAACTCGGCGAACCCGCTGTTCCCCGACAGCTTCCAGAACGCCTTCGACAACGGCACCAACTTCGCGACCTACGGCGGCATCAACCGCAACGTGGCCGGCAACAGCGCGTTCCAGGGCCAGTACATCAACGCGAACACGATCACGGCGGGCGCCACCACCAGTCCGGCGACCGTCGGCTTCACCCGCAAGAGCATGTCGACCCTGATCACCAAGATCACGGACGCGGCCGGCGGCGAGGCCCCGACCTTCGGCGTCATGGCGCCGGGCGATTTCCAGACGCTCAACAACGACTTCATCGGGATTGAGAACATCTACCACCCGCCGGGCTCCACCTACTCGATGGACACGTCGGTGCGGTCGAGCTTCCCGAACCTGAACGTCAGCGGCGTGCCGATCTTCCTCGATCACTTCCTGCCGCAGGGCAATATGTTCTTCGCCAACGTCAAGTACACGGCGATGTACCTGTCGGAGGACGCGGCGTTCGACTTCTCGGGCTTCTACTCGCTGGTGCCGCTCGGGCAGATCGGCCAGCAGGGTGTGGTGGTCGTCGGCTACGACATCCTGAGCGCCAAGTCATCGAGCGGGGCCTGGGTCTACAACATCGCCGGCAACGCCTTCTGAGGAGCAGCACATGCCCCCGTTTCTCTCCGGTCCTGGCCTCGGCCTCGCGCTGCCGCAGAACCTCTACCCGACCGCGCTGGGCAACGCCCCGCTCGACAACCCGTCCAACCGCGTGTGCCTGGCGCCCGGCCAGGAGCTCCCGATCGCGGCGGGCGACTGGTACATCGGCCTCGGCAGCTACCTCGTCCTCGAGTATCTCGATCCGGTGAACAACATCTGGACGATGGCGGCCGCGGCCGGCTGGACGTCCGGCATGATCCACGCCACGTCCGACGGCTTCAACCTGCGCGTCGCCAACCGCCTCGGCTGCCCGGTCAGCGCCACCGTCATCCAGTACGGCACGAGCTACGTGCAGGGCACCACGACGGTGACGCAGATCAGCACCAGCGCCAAGGCGGTCGGCACCTGGGCGCCGATTGTCGGCGGCCAGCTGGTGTTTTCAGGCGCGTCGGTCACGACCTCGCAGGCCGGCGCCGGCTACGGCGTGCCACCGCTCATCTTCATTCCGCCGCCGGCCCCCGCGGCGAGCAACTCCAACGGCGTCGGCGGCATCCAGGCCAGCGCCTATGCGGTGATCGCCAACGGCACGGTGTCGACGGTCTCGTTCGTCAACCAGGGCGCCGGCTACGGCAGTGGCTTCACGATCGTGTGCCAGCCGAACCCGACCGACCCGAATCTCGCGACCGGCATCACCAACGCCACCGTCTACTTCTCGCTGTCGAGCCTGAACACCAACGGCGGCATCGCCGGCGTGCTGTGCACGAACCCGGGCGGCCCGCTCGGCAACGGCTCGATGTCGTCGATCACGCTGTCGATCGGCGGCGCCGGCACCGGCGCCTCGGTGGTGGCGAACGTTCTGCAGACGATTGTGTCGACTTCCATCACGGGTGCAGGTGTCGGCACGGGACTTCTCCCGGTGCTGACGGTTGGCGGCGTGCCGAGCACGTCGCCCGCGTCATCCGCATCGCCGGAAGCTCTCGGTCTTGCGTGGCGCCCGCGGCAGCCGAACATCGGAACGTCCGTGACCGCCAACTCGGCCGGAACGGTCTATGATGGCGGGTTGTTCCTTGGCGCTCCGACGGCTTGGCTGTTCCCGGCTCCTGGTGCGACCGTCTCGATCGGAACGGTTGCGCTGACTTTGGGCTCGGTGCCCGACATCGCTGTGATCCAGCCGGCCGCATGACCTACAGCCTCAGCATCTCGGGGGTCAGCGCCGAACAGCGTTTCGCGGTGGCGAACCTGACGGTCGACGACGTGTCGGCCGGCACCGTCGGGGCGCAGCGGAACGCGATGGCGCACGGCACCGCGTTCTTGTGCAAGGGGCCGGACGGGCAGCAGCGGCTGCACCAGATCGATGCGGAGCGCTCGACCCCGGGCAATCTGGTACTGCGGCGATTGTAAGCGCCGCCTGGAGGCGGTGCGGTGCTCAATAACTATCTCGCGCAGACCCAGCAGCTGCTCCAGAACCCGGCCGCGCCCACCGCCCTCTACTCGACGGCCCTGCTCACCGGCTACATCAACGTGGCGCGCGGCCAGATCGCGGCCGAAAGCGAATCGATTCGTCGCCAAGCGACGATCTCGCTCACTCCCGGCTCGGCCGGCCCCTACAACTTCTCGAGCCTCGCGCTGGGCACGCCGAGCGTCACGGGCGTGCAGGGGGCGATCCATATCCGCAGCATCTTCTACGCGGTCGGCAGCGGGCAGAAGCGGCTCAACGTGCGGGCGTGGGAATGGTTCGAGGAGTACAGCTTGAACACGCCGGTGCCGCAACAGGGCGCGCCCGTCCGGTGGTCGCAGTACCAGCAGGGCGGGGCGCCGGGCGCTGCGACCGACCAGGCGACCGCGGCTGGCGGCAGCTTTTACGTCGACCCGGTGCCGGACATCGCCTACACCTTGAGCTGCGACTGCGTGTGCTTCCCCCTGCAGCTCGCGGCCGACGGTGACCCGGAGGCACTCCCATACCTTTGGACCGACTGCGTGCCCTTCTTCGCAAGTTATTTTGCGTTACTATCCTCGCAGACGAGCGCGCGGCGCGGGGAGGCCGAGGCGCAATTCGGTTTCTACCAGACCTTCCTTGAGCGCGCCCGGCGGTTCTCGAACCCGAACGTGAATCGCTTCGCCTACGCGCAGACGCAGGATCCCGCGCAGGCCGCCAAGATTGGCTTGAAGCTGGGGGGTGGCAATGGCGCTCAATAAGTACCTCCAGGGCGTCCAGCGCCTGCTCCGCGAGCAGAAGCAGGACATGTTGATGCCCGAGGACCTGATCGAGTACGTCAACGAGGGCCGCCGCGAGACCGCGCAGCGGACGCAATGCGTGCGGCGCCTTACCCCCATCAGCGGGTCCGTCGTCTCGGCGATCGTGACGGCGCAGGGCCACGGCTACACCGCGCCGATCGTCACCATCACGGCGCCGGACTTCCCGAGCGGGCAGGCGCCCACGCCGCTTGGGCAGCAGGCGACTGCGCTCGCCGAGGTGCTGGGCGGGCAGATCGTGGCGGTGAACATCCAGAACGGCGGGTCCGGCTACTTCGAGCCGATCGCCACCATCGCGGACCCGACCGGGACGGG